TGGTCATGGCTTCGACAACATTGTTTATGAAAGTTGTCTCGAAAATAGGCAACGTCACCACAGAGACTTCCAAGGATACCGATATGGCGCAACGGAGCTTGTAATAATTAAAGGTAATAGAGCCGGTGGTTTTCTCCTGTTTGTCGGATGTAGCACCCTCAGCTACCCATGAAGCAACCGGTTTAACACTAGAAGTAGGTATTGACAAACCACCTTTATAACTTGTCCTGGTTACCAAAGGCAGAATCATCCCGGTAGCTTCCAACTTCTCAATGATTTTTTCCATGATCGTGGTTGGGATTACAGATCCTACTTCACTGGTAGTTGTATTAGCATCAGCATTTACAAATTTTGCCGGGATAGGAGTGCCGGCGAGAACGTTCTTCATAAACGCCATGCGGTATTCCTGGGAATTAAAAACATCATCGGTAAGTAGAGTATCATCAAGCTTTGCCAATACCTTACCCCCCTCTACCCTCACGGTCTGATTCTCCAGCGGAGTCACTGCGGTCTTGTCATTCAGGGCATTCAGATTTGCTTGGGCTTTACAAGCTGCCTCAAATTGAGCGTCAAGAGCTTCCACTTCCTTGACTTTTACCTCAAATGCTTCCATGCTGCCAGCATCAAGTAAAGTCTTAGCTTCATCCATTAGTTTTTTACGGTCCGATAAATATTTTTCTTTATTCATTAGGCACCTCCAAATTTAATAATTTCAGTTTTCCTTCTGCTTTTTGGCGCATTAAAAAATCCGCTTTATTTTCAAGCGGATTCTTAACAGTATTCTTCACTTTTTCAATTACCGCCCTCGGTAAGATCGGTGCTTGATATGCCGCCACCAACTGTAAATTCTGATTTTCGGCAATGGCGTCAATTAGGCCCCTCTCTACGGCTTGTTGCGCGGTTAACCAGGTTTCCTTATCCATCATTTCCAGGGCATCTTTTTCACTCATACCGGTTTTAGTTACATACGCAGCGGCTATGGTCTTATTGGCGGTCTGCAATATGTCACTAGTTTTATCCATGCTGTGATAATCTCCCCAGGCCATACATGCTACGTTATGCACCATAAACATGGCTGTAGGTGATATATCACTCTTGCCGGCACAAGCAATTACACTGGCCGCCGATGCCGCAAAGCCAACTACATGGATATTGACCTCGCCCTTATAGCTTCTTAATGCTGAATAAATTTCAGACCCGGAATAAATGTCTCCCCCTCCGGAATTTATAAATACCTCTAGGGGATCCCCATTGGCCTGGTCGATCAACTTGTTTACATCGTTAGGACAGGTGCTATCCATCTCGAACCAGTCATAAATCCATTTGTCATCATTGGGTATGATTATGCCTTTAATGTCTATCCTCAACCTTTACCACCCCCTTTGACCACGGCGGTGTCAAGCCGCCGGATTGGAGCATATGCCCAATACAACTTTTCTCCGCTACTTGATTTTCCCGCATAGGCTTGCTTGCCTTTGCAGCACTTCAAAATATTAGAATTAGTTGTGTTTGCATATCTCTCCGCGTCTTTCGCGCATTCAAAAATCATAGACGTGTTAATGCAAATAACAGGTTTGGCACGGGGATTTTTGCCGCCTTTCATTTTCTTGGCATGTTCTGGCCTTTTCTTGCCATAAAAAAAGCTGCCCATTCCAGACAACTTTCTGCTGATTTTTAGTTTTTGTTCTTCTGACATAGGTTTTCCATAATTTGGGCTATTTTCGCCGCTATATTTTCTGCGCCTCGTCTCCCCAATTTTACGATACACTTCTCTGCGCTCGCTTTCGCTCATGCCAGAAAGCGAATATCCGTTTCCCCCGCCCGAAGCAAGGTTAAACCCATAATTCCGGTTGAGTGCATGAAAATGATTTATCCAGAATACTTCCCGGCCATTCAGCCCTTCAAAGTCTTTAGGACATTCTTCAAGTACCGAAAAGACAAAAGAGTCTGGTCCGTATTTATTCCATGCACGTTGGAGATATTTGTTATCATGCTTATTTTCTTTTAGCCTGATAATATGATCCTTCCACCGCTGCTTGATGTTTGTGCTTTGTCCTATATAGACCTTCTCGTCAGCCAAGCATTTTATTCTATAGACTCCGATTATTTTTATCACCTCCCCGGGAGTTTTGAGTTGGAACAGTGTCAAGTCGTCGTACTATTGTGTCTCCCCCATCTACTGGGGCCAGATTAAACACCGCCCGCCACTCATTCGCGCTCAATGCCCCACGGTCAACCATCTGAGCCAGGTTCAGCTTTGTCTGCATACTAGCCGTTGCCAGATTCGCCGCCTCAAATAAGATCCGATTCCCGAATCCCCGTTCCCGGCGGGTGAATAGCTTCCTGGTGTACTCGTTGCTAAGTTCAATCACCATCGGCTCAACCTCTGCTTCATAATAGGCATTCCAACCATTCTCATCGTATTCACTTTGTACTATTTTTTTGTTTGTATTAAACAATGAGTAGATTCGCTGAGTAGTACGATCCATCTGGGCAGCATTCGGCACATAATCATCAGGCTTAATCTGTTGTGCGTCTGCCTTTGCATCAGTGGCTGCTACTCCAGTACTACTACTTTCAATGCTCAAAAAGTTAGCCGCGAAGTCAGTAGCTTGTTTCTTTAGGTCCTCCGGCCGCATCGATGCTGTGAATTTAAGCAGCCATCGGATTATACTACTGTTTTTAATGGCCTTTACTATACCCTGGTCAGTAGTAGTTACGATCTCCATCAGTGGAGCCAAAGCTGGGGCTATGGAATCTCCAAAAATGTCATTATTATTAAAGTCCTGTCTAAGATGAATTATGTCAGCATATGGAAAAGTATAGCTTTTGCCGTTTGCGAACAAAAATTTCAAGTACAGTGTGTACTGTTTATCATAAATTGCTTCGGCTGACAGTGCCGGTATCGGGTAAATCTCTATCGGGTACCCGAATTCATCTCGGATAATAAGAGCAAAAGCATTGTTATTCAAAACAAGCTGTGAAGCCATTTTTTCCTGTAACTTTTGCCCTGTCATATAAGGGTTAGGCTCCTCTAGCAAGAACCTGATATAGACCTCTGGATTAACCTCCAGCTTCCTAGTGCCATCTTTTAACACCGTCTGCCGGATATGTTTAGCCGCCAATTTGCCTATAGCTTTTACTTTAGGACGCATGGCAGCCCGGACAATATCAGACTGATATATTTTACCATTCCAAGCGAAAAAACCATTCCCGCGTTCAGTTATTAACTGATATTTAGTCTGTTGTGTAGGTTCTTTGTTTCTTAATCGGTCAAATAATCCTATCGGGTTCACCCCCTTTAAATAAGGCTCTGGTATTCATCCAGCCGGTCCTGTAACACTACATAGGCATCTAACATAGCAGCCATACCGTCAATTCGTTTGGTTCTTTTAGATGTTTTAACCGGTTGAATGTTACCGTTTTTATCCTCTTCTTTCGCTGTATTAGCCAGACACCATTTAGTAACCGGATTATTGTTGTAATTAATTAGCTTACTCTCTAAGTCTGCTCCCAACTGCTGCATAGGGCTGGACAGTGTTTTTTTGCCTTGTATAACCGGCACCATAGATTCCTTACCGAATATTCCCCGCATTTCTTCTACCCAGTAGGTAGCGGACCAACTATCATAGCCAACCCAAGGAACATAAATATCAAGCTCGTTTTGGACTTCTTTAAACCACTCTGTAACATACTTAGCATGGACCTTGTTACCTGAACAGGTTCTAACTAGGCCCTGTTCAATCCAGATATCATAAGGAATTTTATCTTCCCGCACCCGCTGTTCTACTAGTTCCTCGGCCAGCCAGTACATGCCCAGGGCGTAAATATGATTATCACCCGGCACCATGAATATAACAGCTGCAGCCGTCAAGTCGGTCGTGCTTGATAAATCCGCGCCACCTATACCGTATCGCGGTTTCAGTTCCGCCAGGTCAAATGTAGCTGTATTGTTTAACTGCTCAAAAGTGAGCCAGGCCTCGGAACTGGTCTCCCGGATATTAAACTCCTTACAAACCAGGTTCTTAACCAAAGCTGGATTAGCCTGGGCTTTTTTAACCTTGGAAGTTAGCTGTTCCAAACTTTTAATGGTACCTAATCCAGGGTTGGCTTTCTTCCAGCAGGCCGGATTGGTCCACTCTTTACGATTATCGAGCTCATAAATAAAGGCTATAAAGTGCTCGTCTTTATAGCCATTTTCATCAAAATATCCGTTTATTACTCTCTCAGCTTCTTCATACTTCTGGTCGTATATATCCTCCCGAATGGTACCGGCAGTTGAAGTAATATAAATAAGGGGTTGCTCTCGGGCAGTGGTGCCGTCGGCCATGATGTCATAGAGCGCTTTGCCCTGTTTCCATTGGTGAATTTCATCCATCAAACACCCGTGGACATTTAGGCCATCCAGAGTGTCGCTGTCGCTAGCTAGGGGCTTAAACACACCATCATTAAAATCACTAACTAACTCAGCCACCAATGTTTTTATTCTTTTTCGCAGTGCCGGGGATTTCTTAACCATCCGTTTTGATTCGCCCCAAATAATTTTTGACTGGTCACGCTTAGTAGCTACTGCATAGACTTCTGGACCAGGTTCATTATCACCCACTTGTAAATATAATCCAACAATTGAGGCCAGCAAGGATTTACCATTTTTCTTGCCTACTATTAGCACCGATTCCCGGTACTTACGGATACCTTCGATATCAATAAAACCAAACACTGTAGCAAGATGAGCTTTTTCCCATAACTCCAGTCTTACAGGCTGCCCACCAAATTTACCCTTACTATGCTTACAGTAGTTTTCAGCAAACTCAAGTATGTGATTGGCGCGTTTAGGGCTGTAATAATACATAGTCACTTTCAGCCCTATATCCTGTACTACTTTTTGATAGGTCTTTCTAACCTTCTCACTGACTACTTCTTCACCGCTCTGTATCTTCGCCCAGTATTCAAGGATAGGGTTATAGTCTAGCGGGTATTTAATCATCTTCCCGACCACCTACAAAAGCATCAAAACCGTCATCCTCAGGCTTCGGTTCGTCTTTAGGCAGTAAGTCAGTGAGCTGTTTTATGATTTTCTGGTAGCTGGTGTTCATGGTATTATATAAATCTGCTACCGGCCGCTTACGTTCGTAAGGATCCTGATCCTTCCCTTGCTGGAACATCTCTACAAAACCATTCTCATCCAGGTCTTCTTCAAAATCTTCCAAGGTGGCGCGCATGAAAGCAGCTCTTTGGATCAGGCCCTGAACAGTCTGCTTTTTTTTATCCTCTATGTTTTTGTAAATCCGGGTAAGTCGGTTCTTTTCTTTTTTAATCCGCTTAGCTTTTTCCATCCGTTCTCACCTCCTCAGAGAAATACCTAAATAAGACCTTTTTTTTAAGGGAGGGGGGACTGTAAAATACTCTGCGTATTAAACGGACC